CTCCCACATTCTGAACCAACAACAACACCTCGTTTACTTTTTATCCAAGTAAAAACACCAGTTGTTGGTTCATAATTAATTTGTAATTTAAGCCTATCTTGAGTGAGCATAATTTTCTCCAATTAATATTGGATTCCATTATATCATATAATGGGTTCCTTTGGATCAATTATTCTTCTTGTTATGCTTGCTATTGTAAGATTGCCATTTAACTCGGCAGCAATTTCTTTAGGCAATATCTTCCCAATCAATCCCATAAATGCAACTGGGTTTTCATCAGCTTGACGCAATAAATAATCTTCTCCACCAGCTTTATGTAGTGCATTATTTATCATTGCTTTAATGTCGGCAGTTGTTTTATTAACAACTCCTTTCTTTCTTCCAGAGCTTTCTGGTTTTGGTTGTCCTTTGGGAGCAGCCATAATCTATACCATCCTATTTTAGCATTGGGTATTACCCAACGATTTTATTAAAAATACTGCGATTTCCAATTAATAAACGCCACTTTTGGCGACTCGCCATAAGCAACTCTATCAGCACTATAACACTTCCATAAATTGCCAACCCATTTAATCTTTGGTTTTGTAGCTATCTTCATCTGCCTTAAACCTTATAATCTTCTTTCTATTCTTGTTGCTTGTTTTTAATGCCATTAATTATTACCTTGTATGTACTGGCATATCGTTTTGAATATACCTTTTCTCATTACAGTTTTTACCATAACACCACTTTTGTTTCAAGCTATACAACATCATCCAATGCGTATGTTTACATTTACTCATCTTAACTCGTCCTCTCTACACATATCCTGCCAACGTCCTAAAGCATCAATAGCTTCTTGCACATCTTGTTCAATGTCCTTTGCTCCTCTATCACCAGCACATAACAACTTCTTAATTGCATGTTGCAGACATGGATCAGTAACACCGTACAATGAAAGTACACGGTAAACATCAACAGCATTTAAATGAACAGTATTTTTAAAATAATGATTGTACTTCATTACAGCCTCATCACAAGGACAAAAGCTTTAACTCTAGGCTTATCCTTAACTTCTTCTAAAAACGCCTCTAATTGCGCTTCTATTGGCATTTTATTTATACGGTCACACATATTATAAAACCATTCTTCGTCTGTCATTTGTTAAACACCATTCTAACAATGCCCACCAACAATATAAAAAAATATACCACCAACACAAACGGTAATAAATACCACGACATTGCGTAATCTTTCTTCATAACTCCAATCCTTCACGTTCTTGTTGAAATCTACCTTCATGTAAAACCACCTCGTCATTAATCTTAATTGCTTTTGCTTGTACTGTAAAAACTTCTTCAACCTCTTTTATAAACTCTAATATTTCTTCCATCATATCAACCATCCAAATGTATCATCCACCATCCCCCCCTATAGGGGGGGGGATTGGATGGATGATTTGGTTCATTCGCATCCATCCATGGATCATCCATTAAATTATATGGATGGATGATTTTAAATAAGCCACCAATTTTCCCCATTATTTCCTATAAGTTGTTGTTTTATTAAAGATTTTGTAACCCTGTCAAAATCTCTTGAACGAGTGTTAGCGTTCTTAAATTCATCAGCAAAAAAAGGTTTCCACTTATCTTGATGAACAGTTAAATAATACTCGCCATCCGCTCTTAAAACAGCGTCTTTTTTTCCATTAACCTCTAATGCTTCAACTAAAGAATCAATGGCTTTTTGTTGATTTAATGTTATTTCTTTATCCTTCTTAGCAACACCTTGATACTCTAAATAAACACTAGTGATCTGCTTATCATCATCTTCATCATAAAATACTTCACCTTCTAACTCTACTTCTTTAATGACAAAACTCATATCAGTACCAAATCCAAAGTCTTTTGACTTGGTGCATGAAAAAGTAATGCCATCACCATTCTTGGTGACACAAAACTCTGCGTCCATTGCAGCTTTTATAGATGATGAACCTCTTGATCTTCCTTTATCGCCATGTCCACTATGGTGAACAGTTACAATCGCAGCATCTAAACGTCTAGCAAGTAATTCTATAGACTTAAAATACAATGCCATATCTTCAGAGCTATTTTCATCTCCAACCATATTTCTATGCAATGTATCAATAATAATAATATCAGGTTTAAAATCTAACTCTGCTACAATTTTTAATATTTCATCAGCTTCTTTACTATCTAATAGATTAATGGATCGTCTGCTTAATCTAATATTCTTTGGTGCTTCACCATACTTTTGTGATAATGCCTTAAAGCGCATTGAAGCACCACGCAAACCTTCACCAATAATAATTAAAGTTTTAAGCTCTTCTTTTATCTTATGACCATGCCAGTTTCTACCTGTTGCAGCACAAAACGCCCAATCCATTGCAAACAAACTTTTACCTGCGCCAGATTCACCAAAAAGAAGATTCATTGAGCCACGTTCAAGTATGCCCTTAATTAACCAATTAGGCTTCTTGATGCTTGCCATCATATCTTCAATGGTGATGAACAAACCTTCCTGCTTTACCTTACCAAAGACAATGTCACGAACTGCATCAATTCCTTTTTCTGACATCATGTCATTAAAATCACCATCAATGGTTGGTAATACAATATCAACTCCACATTCTTTTGCTTTGCTCATGCCAATACCAGAACTGTCATTGTCTGCACAAATAACTATTTTCTTACCAATGTACTGGCTTGCAATCATTTGTGTTACTGGCTTAAGATTTCCAGCGTTAAATGCTATACAGACAGCAAGTTTTGTAGCTTGGTTTAAACTATCAGCAGTTGCAAATCCTTCTGCTATCAATAAAATTTCAGATGCAATCGGATCTCCTATCCAGCAATGACCTCCAGCCATCTTACCGCCAGAATGAAACCTTTTAGCACCATCACTAAATATCGATTGTACAGACTGAATTTCTCCATCTGAACCATATACAGGTATGATAAGTTTTCCGCCAAACACACGAGCCATATTTGGACGTATGCCCTTATTAGTAAGATAGTCATGGCTTACAACTGGAACGGCATTGTCAAATAATACCTGTGCCTCTTTTGCAGCTATAGCATAAGCAGCATCACGTTCAGCTATTGCTTTTCGTTTTGCTTCCTCAAATTGCTGACGCATTGCTTCCTGTTCATGTATATCAGGAACATAATCTCTTTTTTCAAACCATTGGTGTTGTTCTCCACTACGCCAACAACCAAATACAGCACCACGAGCATCATCAAATACATGAACCCAACCTGACCTATCATTTCTTTTGCCGTTGGTTGAAAAACGAGTAACTTTACCAACTGCTATGCTAGAAGGTGGTTCATAACCTACAGCTCTGATTGCATCACATAACTCAGGCAACATTGAAATAGTCACTCAGTCTTTTAATTAAATCATATGGAATGATCTTCAATTTATTATTGGCAAACTTCCACAGCACATTATATTTAATGCCAGTATTCTTTGATAGATAAGTTAAGTTTAAAGGTTGCAGTTTTTTTATGATTTCTTCTGGTGTGAACATTATTTTTTTCCCTTTGTTAAAAATTATTTTGTTTTAGGTGTTGCAATTCTAAATTATTTAAGTAAAATGTGCAACGGAATTAGAGAAAAAGATTTTTAACCGTAAGGAGAAACACTATGAGCGTATTAAGCTCTATTGCTAAACCAGATGATCGTTCGATCATTTGCACTATAACTGGCGATGCAGGATTGGGTAAAACCAGTTTAGCTGCCACCTTTCCAAAACCTATATTTATCAGAGCTGAAGATGGTTTACAAGCCATACCAACAGCAACAAGACCTGATGCTTTTCCATTATTATCAAATGTAGATATGCTGTGGGAACAATTAACTGCATTAATCAAGGAAGATCATGATTATAAAACCTTGGTTATTGATAGCGTCACTCAGCTTGATAATTTGTTCACAAATCACATTGTTGATACTGATCCTAAAAAGCCCAGAACGATTGCCCAAGCACTTGGCGGTTATGGTGCTGGCTTCCAAGCGTTGTCAAGTTTACATGGCAGGGTACGCAAAGCTGCTGGCATACTTAATGAAGTCAAGGGTATGAATATAGTATTTATTGCACATAGTGAAACAGAAACAATAGAGTTGCCAGACCAAGACCCTTACACCAGATATAACATCCGTATGCAAAAAAAGTCTGTATCTCATTACACTGATAATACAGATTTGGTGGGTTATCTTAAGCTAGAAACTCATACCTTTGGGGATGGTGAACGCAAAAAAGCCATAAGTGATGGCACGCGAATACTGGTAACATATGCCTCCGCTGCAAATATATCAAAGAACCGCTATGGAATTAGCGAGGACTTATTGGTTGTAAACGGAACTAACCCACTTTTAAATTTAATCCCAAGCATCGGAGCATAAACAAATGGCAAACTTTTGGACAACAAGCGATAACCAAGAAATTACTACTAATGGTGAATTTTCTTCTGGCGGTACTATTGAAAACATTCCTGACAACACAACTTGCCTAGCATTGATTGATGAAGCTGGATGGGCAGAATATCAAGGTGATGAATACATTAGTTTACGTTGGGTAATAGCAGAACCTGCTATTTACAAAGGACGTAAAATCTTTCAAAAATTGCGCGTCAATGATATTAATACCAAAAAAGCAGATAAAGCTAAGGAAATGTTAATGGCTATAGATGCAAACTGTGGCGGTAAGTTAGCGCAGTCTGATGAAACGCCAAACGATACGGCAATGGCTAAAGCTATATTAGAAAAATTAATGTTAATCAAAATTATGATTTGGGATTTAGAAGGCAGAACTGGAAATTGGATTGCTAAAGTTGCTCCACGCAAAGGAGCATCTGCACCAGTTAAAGAAGAAGTATCTGCTGAACCAAGCATTGTTGAAATTGATTCAATACCCTGGTAAATAACCAAACGCACAAGGATGTGCATTTCTAACTACAACTATAAGAGTAAATAAAAATGGAACAACAACGTACAGAAGAATGGTTTAAAAAAAGAAATGGTCGTGTAACTGGTAGTAATGTTGGTGCAATCTTAGGGTTATCTCCCTTCATGAAACGTGAAGATGTTATGCGTGACATGGTGCGCCAATATCATAATGCTCCTAGCGAATTTACAGGCAATCCAGCGACTAATTATGGAACGTATAACGAATCAAATGCTTTAGCTGGTTATGAATTAAAATTTAATAGAAAAGTAGTAGAAACTGGTTTTCATACTTATGAAGATTGGCTTGGAGCATCACCAGATGGCTTAATTAATGATGATGGGTTAATTGAAGTTAAGTGTCCGTATGGGCAACGTGATAAAAACCCACCAGAGTTTAAAAGCATAGACTACCAAACTCATTATTGGCTACAAATACAAATACAACTGCTTGTAACTGGCAGGGAGTGGTGTCATTTTTACCAATGGTCGGCACATGGCGAGATGTTAGAAACAGTATGGGCAAACCCATTAGCTATTGAAGAATATCTGCCAAAGCTAAAAGACTTTTACAATGAATATCTTGTAGAGCGTGAACTACCACAGGCAGAAAAGTATCTTGAAGAGAAACGCCAACAAGTTAGGTGCGAAGGTCAAGTTGATCGTTATTTGATGATTGCCGAGCAGATAAAAGAACTTGAAGCAGAAAAGAAACGATTGCTTGATGAAATAGTTAAGTTAGCTGATGGCAAAGATAGTGAAATTAATGGTCACAAACTAACTAAAGTAACCAAAGCTGGTTCTATATCTTATGCTAAAGCAGTAAAAGAACTTCTACCAGATGTTGATCTTACTGATTACACTGGTGATCCTGTTAGTTATTGGAGGTTATCTTGACATACCAACAGCAAGAATGGATGGATATGAAAAATTCCAATGTGTTAATTATTGAATCTTGTGAGCGTAAAAAAGAAAACATACATAAAACATGTATTGTTCATGTAAGAAATAGTTTAATCATTAAAGATTATTTGCAATGCGATATGTTAGCGCATATGTCAGAAATACCTGAATATCTTGATAAAAAATATGATGCTATTATCTGTATGTATGCTTCTCCATACATGAAATATAACGCATATTTAGAAATTCTTAATAATAACCCTCAAGCAAAAATGTTTTGGCTAGTGAATGACCATGATATTGAGGACAATATTCTTTTGAGAAAATGGAGTCATGAAAATCAAAAAACTTATGACATGATTTGCAATAATCCAAGAGAAGGTTATCGAGGATGGATATTAAGAAAGAAATCTGATGGTAAATTGCTTAATGATTGGATAACAAATTGGAATACTTTAAATTTAAATACATTAATTTTTGATAAGTCTAAATATTTTGATGCTGATATAAATAAAGAAGGTGTTATTTATTATGGAACATTTAGAAAGCATCGTATAAAAGATATGCTTGAATATAATGGTCTTGATTATGATTTAAGTTCATCAACTAAAAACCATGAAAAATTTAAAACTGCTGGAATACAAGCGCATTTTATAGATCGTTTGGATTGGGAATATCAATTTATTGCTCAAGACATATTTACAAAGCATCTAAATGATTATAAATATTCTTTGTATTTTGAAGATGTACATACACATGATAACTACGCTTTTATGGCTAATCGTTTTTATGAATGTGTTATGGCTAATGTACTTATGCTTTATGATTTTAGATGCTTAAAAACTCTTGAAGAATGTGGTTATAGTTTTGATGTTACACAAATTGTTCATAATAATATTGATGCTCAAGATTTAATTAAATATTTAGATTCAAATCCTAATGTTTATAAAACATTATTAAAAATCCAGCAAAGCAATATAGAAAAAATAATAAAAGAAAGAAATGAAGTTTTATTAGCCATTTCAAATATTATTAAAGGTTATAAATGAAACTCCGTCCATACCAACAACAAGCACATGATGCAGCTATAGATTGGATAAAGAAATGTACTGATCCATGCGTATTAGAATTGCCAACAGGGAGTGGCAAGTCTTTAATTGTAGCAGCAATAGCAAATACATTACATGATATTAGCAAGGGTAAACATATATTATGTCTTGTCCCATCAAAAGAACTGTTAGAGCAAAATGCAGAAAAATATAGAGATACTGGCAATCAATGCAGTTTGTTTAGTGCCAGCGTTGGTGAAACTTGTTTAAAACATCCAGTAGTGTTTGGAACACCAGTTAGTGTTAAAAATAAGATTCATAGATTTGGTTCTAAATTCTGTGCGGTTGTACTTGATGAAGCACATAGAATAACACCAACGGTAAAAAGTATCATTGAATCTTTGGTTGCCTGTAATCCTAATCTGCGTGTCATAGGTCTTTCAGCCACTCCTTTTCGTCTTGGAGATGGTTATATATACAGAATGGACGAGCATTGGAATGCACACGGAGATGATAAAACTAAGAACCCTTATTTTAATGCAAAAGTGTTTACCGTTTACGCTAGAGATTTAATACAGCAAGGATACTTAACAACGCCTGTTGTTGGTGCAATTAATTCAGGTCATTATGAAACGCTGGATATGCAACTTAATAGCATGGGTAAGTTTGCAAAGGCAGATGTTGATAGAGCTTATCATGGTCAAGGAAGGCTCACCAGTGCAATTGTATGCGATATTGTGTCGCAAGCAATAGATAGACAAGGTGTAATGATTTTCTCTGCGACAGTGCAACATGCTCACGAGGTTATGCAGTCTTTACCGCCAAGTTTATCTTGCATAGTTACAGGAGAAACGCCAAAGAATGAGCGTGAACAAATACTGCAAAAATTCAAATCTAGGGAGCTTAAATATTTAGTTAATGTGTCAGTCTTAACCACTGGTTTTGATGCTCCACACGTTGATTTGATAGCTATTTTAAGAGCTACAGAGTCAGTTAGTTTGCTTCAACAAATAATAGGTCGTGGTCTTAGGATTGACGACAATAAAGATGATTGTTTGATATTAGATTATGCTGAAAATATAAGCAGACATTGCCCTGATGGTGATTTATTTAATCCAGAGATAGAAGCATCAGGTGATTATGGAGCTGGTGAACCAATAAAAGCTAGATGCCCACAGTGTAATGCTAACAATGAGTTTGCGCCTGTTCCTAATGAAGCAAGTCATAAGATTGATGATTTTGGTTATTTTACTGATCTTGAAGGAATCCGTTTAAAAACAGAATATGGTGATATGCCAGCGCATTATGGAAGAAGATGTTTTGGTCAAGTAATGAACAAAACAATTAGAAAGCTAGTTAGATGCTCATATAGATGGACTTTTAAACCATGTCCACATTGTGAAGAAGAAAATGATATTGCTGCACGTTATTGTTGCAGTTGCAAAGGTGAGCTAATTGACCCAAACAGCAAGTTAATAGCTGACTTCCAAATGAAAAAGAAAGATCCAACGCAGATTCAAACTGACAAGGTTGTTGCCATGCGAGCAATACCAACATTAAGCAAGGCAGGAAACGAGTGCATACGAGTTGATTTTATAACCGAGTATAGATCATTCCCAGTATGGTTTACTATGAAAATGCAGAGCAGTTATGATGCGTTTATGAAGTTTACCGACAATGGTTTTACAACACCAAGCACTATCACTTATAGAAAGAAAGGTGATTTTTTTAAAATTTACGATTACAACAGGACAGCCGATGAAGTTCCACAATGATATACCGGTGTTTGGTAATAAAGAGTTTAGAGGTGAATGTCCTTCTGAAGCTGCTGAAGCAGTAACATTCTTTGCAAAGTTAAGGAGGGAGTATCCTGACAGTTACGGAAAGATTGCAACACATATCAGGAATGAGGGATTAAGAACATTTTACCAGGCAACTAAACAAAAGAGTGAAGGAATGGTGAAAGGAGCACCAGACATTATTATTCCGGCAAGCGTTGCGTTCGTCTGTGAATTAAAACGCCAAGATCATACACGCTCAAAATGGCAAGATGGACAGCAAGAATACCTGCTGGAAGCCAAGAAACATGGAGCTTTCGTCTGTATTGGCTTAGGTTATGTTGGAGCATATGAAGCATTTATTTTCTGGAAAGATAAAAAATATTTGCAAAACGATAAATAATTGATTAATATTTACCCAACTTAACAAGAAACACAAAGGGTAAATAAGATGGCTACTAAAACTTATAGAATAGAAAACATTTCTAAAACAACAACATTGATTACTTTAGAAATTCAAGGAAAGCACAATATGGATTGTGCTGGATGGTATATTAGAAACGGAGAAATAATTTCTAAAAGATGGGATAACCAACCAGCATACACATTATCAGCATCTAAGTTAAAAGAAGCAATACGTATTAATGGCTTTCTTAACTATCCAAATCAAGGTTTTTATCCAATCATTGCACAATAACAACCACCGCCACAAGGATGTGGCATTAACTACAACTATAAAGAGAACAACATGAACAAAAACACAATGATAGCAATAGCATTAACAGCATCTTTTATTTCAGGTGGAGTAGCAATTAGTAAATTTTCTACTAATGACTCAAACATAATCCACAAAACCAGATCAGGTGCATTTATTATCCAAAAGAACATCAAAGGTGAAGAACAGATTTATCAAGTTCTTGAACTTCCAAGCAATGTTACATCTTTTGTAACACCAAGCAAAGGTGAGTTCTAATGGAACAGGAATTTGATAAAATAATAACTGATATGCGTATAGATCAATCGCTTGGTGGCATTTTAATAGCACAAGCCTTTGTAGACTATTGCCAAGCACTAATCAACGCTCAAATCGCAGAAACAGACGGTTCTGAGCTATTTGGATTGCTAGAGAACGCAACATTATCCACAAAGTACACCAGTATTAATCTTTTAGTTCAAAAGGCAATGGACTGGAAAGCTAATAACTTAATTTGCAATTCCTGAAGGGAAGCAACCACTCGCCCAGTTTAGGGCATTTTTTTGGATAAGATTATGAAAGACTATAAAAATAAACCAGTTCATACATTCACTAAGCACCAAGAAATACAAATTTGGTGTTTGATTGCAGCATCAGTTTTACTTGCCATAAAAAGTGCTTTCTTATGATGACAGAAGCAGAACGTAAGGAGAAGCGCAGACTGCACAACAAAAAGTATCGTGAAGAAAACAGAGCATCAATAAATGCTCGAATAAGAGCGCATAAACTAAAAAAAAGAATTGGTGAGAAGATGCCAGAAATAAATGAACAGATAAATATTACCAAGAAAGAGATCGCCAAGTTAATTGGCGTTAAAATGTTGACGTTAGAAAAGATTTTAATAGATAAGAAATACAGCGCACCAAAGCACACAGAAACACATTTTGACGGAACAGTATTATTTAACCGCAAGGAAGTTATGGAATGGATGCCATACGCTAGAGAGTCTTGTGCTTTTATTAAGAAAGGAAAGCAAATTAAATTGACCGGTATGGCTGCATCAATAGTGCATTTTATGCACAGGAATAAAGAAACAGAATTAATTTGTAATGAGATTAGACGTAAAAAGTTAATTGGTAGAGGTAGGCATAATGAGAAATTTTGATTGGGCAGTAATGATAATAAACCTTCAAAAAAAAGGAATAACACAAGCAGAAATAGCAAGGATAACAGACTTTCCTATTGAAACAATAAGTTCAGTAAAGCAAGAAAGACGAGATCCGCCAAAAGCATGGAACTCCGCTATTAGTTTTCTTGATTTATACATTAAACACTGTGGAATACACGTTCCTAGAATTGGAGATTATTATGAAGATGAAGTATCCATTGCCGAATGAAAATGCCAGATGTCTTGGTAGCAACTGCGAAAAGAAAGCAAACTGCGCCAGATATTTAAGTATAGAGGTAGACACTAAAGATTATTTTTGGCATGGAGATTTTAAGAAAGAATTAAAACAACATGACTGTGATTTTTTTATAGATTTTAGGGATGTTAATTATCATGGCTATTGAAAGAGAGTTACTTAAAAGATTTATGACGGAACTGAAAACGGAAGAAGATGTGGTCAGTTTGTTCAATGATATAAAAGAGTGTCTAGCCCAACCTGAGCAGACTGAGCAAGAGCCTTTTGATTGGGAAACAAAAAAGAAAAGTTATCTCGATGAAATAGATAGGTTAGGTATGGAGGCTAATAAAGATCAAGAGGAGATAGATAGATTGACAGACCTCTTGTTTTCTAAACCTGTAACATATATTGGCGAAACGCAGTGGATGCAAGTACCTGAGCCTTTGAGTGATGAAGCTGTCTGCCAGATATTAATAAAGAAAGAATGGCGAGGGTTTGTTGAGTTAGTTCGTATTATTGAAAAAGCACACGGCATTGGAGTAGATAATGAGTAAAGAAAGAGAGTTGTTGAATAAAGCAATAGAAATGATACAAATAGTACCTTTGATGGCCAGTATCGGCCATGCGGCTCCTGATTTTGGTTCTGAGTTAATTCTGGAGATACAAGAACTACTCGCCCAACCTGAGCAAGAGCCTGAGCCTCTTTTAGCAGAAACAAAGATTGAATGGTATGGGAAAGGGTTTAGACAAGGGGTCAATGAGTTTGCACCACCCAAACCCTTAACAGAAGATGTTATATATGCTCTTGATAAAGAAGGGGTTGTTGAAAATATGGACGATCATCAAGTCAGATACGTCATTAGATGGATAAGAAGAGTAGAAAAAGCACATGGCATTGGAGTAGATGATGAATCTATTTAATAAAAACGTTGAGGCATACAAGTTAGATTTAAAAGATGTCATGAATGAAAAAGAAGAACTACCCACAAATTATTATATGGGGCATGCAAAAGATGGAGGTGTTAGATTTCTTATTAAAACATATGACAGTGTACAAGAACTAATTTTTAATAGAGACCAAACCAAATCTTTAGTTGAGCAATTTCAGTTTTATATTGGAGTAGATGATGAAAATTAAAAATAAGTGGTGTCGTATAGCATGGTTTTTAGATGCTAAAAGAGAATGTAACAACTATAAGTGGGCTACTAAAGCCATGCACAGCATGTATTGGAGAGAGAAATGAGCGTTGAATATGAAAGATTAGAAATACCTATGGATTTGGAATTAAAGTGGGTTAAAACAAAACTACATGAGCGCGATAAGCACATACTTAAATTAGCAGAAGAAAATAGTAAGTTAAGAGAAGATTTACGAGAAGATGTACAAGAAGGAATATCCATTCGTGACCACTTCGCTGGACTTGCGATGCAGGGATTTTTATCACTTAATGAATTTAATACAGATATGATTGTTAAGTTTTCTTACGACATGGCAGACGCAATGTTAGCAGAGAGGAATAAAAATGATTAGTGAAAAAGAAATAGAAGAATACATAAATTCATTAAGGTCATCAACAGTTAGTGAGGAATACTACTCAGCAGAATGGGAAGAAGGTTTTGAAGATGGTGTACGATGGTTAGAAAAACAACTGGAGAATAAACAATGAGTAAAGGTTCAGCACCACGTCCTATAACTGACCGTAAGAAATTTGAAGAGAATTGGGATCGTATATTTGGTGATAAAAAAAAGGAGGAAAAGAAATGAAAAACATAATATTAATGTTATTACTAATTCCAACTATAGTGTTTGCTTGTGATGATGATAATGGTTATCAGTTAGCAGAAGAAGCAAGAACAAGCAGGATAACTAACGAACTACGCCAACAGCGTCAACATGCAGATTATAATGCTTATGTGAACGAACTTAACCAAGAACAGCAAATACGTCAAGAAAGAACAAATGCTCTGCAAACACAAATGATATTACTTGATGGACAGTTCAGACGTTAATAAAAAAAGGGAGCTGGTAAAACAGCTCCCAAGCTACGAGCGCAATTATCTATATCTATTAATTAACTGATCCAATGTTATGTCGCTTAATTTACCACCTGCCAATGGATAAGTATTCCGTCTCTGTTGCATGTTCATATTCATGCGGTCTTGTGTGGCACGGGCTTGGGCTTCGCCTGTTAGGCGTCGGTAGGCTTCCATTGGGTTATATGGAGATGTCCTGTTATCCAATCCATACATCTTTACTAAATCCTCTAAATCTTTTAATCCTGCTCCATTATCATATTTATCAGCATGTAAAATATAAGGCTGACCGGCTAAATCTCTCGCTTCTCTAGTGGGAATCCAATCAAAAATCCCCTGCTTTTGATAATCTTGAACAATCGCATTTTCAACGTGATGCCAATCCGCTTTTGGCATGTCTTTTCTTTTACGCAATAACTCTATACGCCAATTCAGTGCATCTCTTGCAAGTTCAGCTTCTTTTTGCTGGTTAAACATACCAGCATTTCCACCCCTTGCCCATCCTTCTTGATTTTGAATGGCGTGTTGAAATTCGTGTAGCGTTGTACTTTTTGGGTCTTTGGAAAAAGCTGATAAATTCAAAATATTAGACATTGGGTCAAAACTTCCTTGGCTTTCAATGCTAGATGTCGGATTTATCATGGTATTACCGGTGTGCGGATAATTATCAAATAACTCTGGGTGATCCATCCAAACCCAGCTTGGCATAGTTCTAGGCGCTCCCTGTGCTATTGCTTCAGGCTCTAATGCTCTTGTAAGCATATTCAAACCTTGGGTAGCTTGTTTGCTATCATCAATCTCACTAAACAAAGATTTATCAGGCATACGACCGATAAGATGTTCTTTCCAGACTTGAGCAGGGTCAACACCAGAGTTTAATAGTTTCTCAGCTTCAGCAGCTTTTACAGGATTCCAATTTGCAGCATTTTTACCTATAAATGTTAATCCCATTGGAGCATTTAAAGCAGCAGCAGTTCCCCAGTCGCGCATGGCTTCAGGTGATTTAAAATCTTCATTGCTTGGAACATGCTCAGAAATTGCTTTTATCAATCCTTTACCAAACTTTTGAGCATTAGGATAATTACTCATTAAGTCTGCATAATCATTTGCAGCAGAATCTTTTTGATTAGATAACCATTCTAACAATCCAGCCATTATCTATTCTCCGATGTTTTGTTTTCATTGTTAAATAATAAAGCACCTAGTAATCCACTGGCTAATAAACTAGAGCTGTTTTTTCGTAGTGGGTCAAAGGCTGCGAAACGTGAGCGTATATCTTTAGGATTCCAAGTAGCGTAGATTTTATTTTCTCCAGTATCCATAACAACACCAGCTTTCTTGGTTAATTTTTCTGCTAATTTATTAAATTCTTCTGGATGTCCTGTATAAAAATCATTGTTTAATGTATTTAATGTATCAAGCAATTTTTCATCACCATATTGGTGATAACCTTGAACAGCTGTGTTAATTACTTTGTTTTTTCCTTCATATCCTACATCACCAAAATTCCACAACGCATCTTCATCTGGTGATTTTGTAATAAACTCTCTTATTTGTGCTGGTGTTAATTTCTTTTCTAATTCATCAGACATGTATTTATTTGTGTTTCTTAATGCTAATGGCAATACATTTCCGCCTGATATATCAGGATTAGCAAATCCACTGGCTAAACTAGGTTGCTCAGATGTATATAATGCTGCACTTCCTAATTGATCTGCCCCTTTTCCACTAAAAGCATAATCTGGTGAAGTTATAACGTCATTTGTACCATGATATGGAAGAACATCATAAGTTTGCATATGGGATAATCTTTCAGGATTAGCCATAGCATTAGCCAAGTTATACCTTTGCAACTGTGGCGTTTCCATTGCTAACCCATTAGCTTCATATTGCGTCATTTCTTTTGGAGATAACTTTCCTACTGATAAGTATTTTTGCAATAAAGTAGCATTAAGATTATCTTTAATAGGATTAGATATTTTAGTAGCCAACGCCATACCAGCCATTCCCATACCATTACCCAACGCCCAATCAGCTAACTTTTTGCTATATTCCTGACTTTTAGCATCTTGAGTATTAGTAAACTGTGGTGGTACAAGATTTTCAAGTCCTTTAGTAAAATTAGATGCTACTCCAGTATATCTAGGATTGTTATTAAATAACTGGCTATAATCTTGACCAGCAGATTTTAAACCATTAACAATTTCTTCTAATGTCATCAACGATCCTCCCTAGCTTGGTATAGTAAATTTCCAGTAAGTGTTGGATCAACATTCAAATAATCAAACATACCTTTTAACTTTTTAGATGTTTTTGTTACAGGCTTTGATAATAAACCAACACCATAAGCTGCTTCACCCATTAATCTAGGTGATTGTGCCATAAGCATAGGTACAGCCAATGGTGCGCCACCAACCGCATAACTTCCTATACCTGTTAATCCAGCATTTGCAAGACCTCTTGGAGTCCATGAGTTAAGTGCTTGACCTGCTATTGCAGAAGTTAATTCATT